CTTGAAGGTATACAAGTAACTGCTGGTTTAAAAGGTGCTAGTTTACTGCAAGCACAAGTTGCACTGCTGGGTAACAATTTAGGTGAATTTGCATCAGACAGTAAAGAATATCAAAAGAAAAGTTATCAAGCTCAAATTGCAACTTTAAATGAAAGACTAGCAAATCCAGATTTAAGTTCATCTGCCAGAGAAGAGATTGAAAATGAAAAAACTGCTTTAGCAAAAAAACAAGGAGGGTTTCTTGGTAAGATTGCTGAAGGGATTGGCGGGTTGAAAGAAGGGATCCAAAATGCAAAAAAGAATGCTGGTAAGGGCGTAATGGCTATACTTAAAGGTACACTGATTGCAGGTTTTGCACTTGCAATGGTAGCATTTTTAAACAGTAAATATTGGGAAGATACAAAAAAAGTTATAGTAGAAGATATTTTGCCAGGAGTCCAAAAGTTTTTTGGTTTTCTGAAAGAAAACGCTCTAGCTATTAGTGTAAGTTTTGCTGCTATAGTTGCGGTTTTAGCTATTGCAAAAGTTTTAGGGTATCTTCAGAAAATTAAGCTTGCGTTTATTGCAGTTAAGGCTGCGTTTTTAGCTATGAAAGTATTTATGATGTCAACCCTCTTACCTACCATTACAGCTGCTTTGGCTCCGTTAGTGCCATTTATTGCTATTGGGGTTGCTATCGCAGCTGCAATTGCGATTCTGATTGGTGGGGTAATGGCTGCATTTGAGGATTTTCAAAAGACTCTGAAAGAAACTGGTAGTATAGGTGAGGCACTCAAAGTTGGAGCAGCTAAATTTATAGGATTTATTCTTGGGATCATACCTGACTTAGTTCTAAAACTAGTTGGTTTTGTTGCTGGTTTATTTGGATTTGATGATTTTAAGAAGAAAGTAAGTACGATTGATCCTATTCAGTTTATTGCAGATGCCTTTAAAGATATGTTTGATAAAATTCAAGCATTCTTTGGAAGATTGTTTACTAATCCTGTAGGTGCAATAATTCAATTAATTGGCGACACTATGAAGATGTATACTGACTTTGGTGGATTTATCTATAGGAAGGTTTTAAAACCTGCAATTGATTGGGTGGGTAATTTATTTGGTGTTACAGATACATCTGGTCAGCTGGAAGGGTTTGTTGGAGATAAATTAAATAAGATTTTAAATTTTGCTGCAGAAATATATGAACAGTACATTAAACCTATTGTTGATTGGGTATCAGATTTGTTTTCTAAAGTCGCATCACCAGTTGGAGCTGCTTTAAGTAATGCAGCAGATATGGCTAAAAACTTTATAAAGACTGTTCTTAGATCAGTGTTACCAAAGCCAGGCGGAAGTCTGTTTAGTATTGCGGGCATTGCATCAAAAGCTATTCCCAAAGGTGTCTATGAATTTGCTGGTCTGAATCCAGAAACAGGAGATTTAATTGCACCTGCCGTTGGTGGAGGGGATCTTAAGCCAACTACTGATGGTAGAGCTCAACAAATTAATGAAGCAGGAGTAGCACGATCTGGTGGTGGTGGTGGAACTGTTGTGGTTGATGCAAAATCTGCAAATGTTGTTAACAGTAATTCAAGTTCTAGTGCAACCTTTACTTCTACAAATTTGACAAATTCTAACCCAACAGTAGCTCAATTAGCTTTGTCTTACTAAAAACAAAAACCCCCTACTGATTTCTCAGTAGAGGGTCGTTCATAGTATCTCTACTATTCGTTTGCAAGTTTCTGAAAATAATCCATAGTATCACTTTCATCATCTTGTGTTACAGACGGAGCTGCAACTGGAGTAGTATCAACTGATGGAGATGCTACGGGAGCAGAGTCCATAATCTCAGCTGCACTTCCTACCTTAGTAGTTCCAGCAAGAACCATATCCAAACGAGTTTTCAACTCATCATATGACTTGAAGTTAGTAGTAGCAGTAAACTCTGATAGAGCATGTTCCTTCTTCCATACTGCTTCAATGTCATCGTCATTGTCAAACAATGCTGATGGTGCTTCGAACTCTGACTTGTCATAGTTCCAGTAACCGTCTACCTTACGAAGCTTCAACTTGAAGTTCGCACCTTGCCAGAAGTCAAAAGGATTTATAGCACTTTCATCTTCAAATGCAGGTTGCATGGTTTCCATAATCTTGTCAAAGATTTTCTTACCAAAGCGATAAAGGAATACATTACCTTCATTCTCAGGATTTGCACTGTCCTTGACAACGTAAATGTTAGAGAAGTATTGCAACTTACGTTTTTGTCTACGAGCAATCTCTTTATCAGACTCTACACCAGAATTCCAATGTTCTGAGTTTAATTCTGATACAGGGTCATTCTGACCGAGTGTGGTAAGAGAGTTCTCAATATACCATTGACCAGTTGGGCCTTGAAATGCGTGATTCCAGACCTTTGCCCAAGGCATATCTTCACCTTCGACCGCTGGAAGGAAACGAATAATAGCAAAACCATTACCAGTTTTATCCATTACAGGCTTCCAGATTCTTTCGTCTTTGTAAGACTTCTTCTCTTGTGGTGCGTTTTCCTCTTTAACTGCTCCAAGCAGTTTGTCTAAAGAATTAGACTTCTTGAGTGAACTTAACGACATATTTTTCTCCTTATGTTAATATATGTTTTCGTATGTTAATGTAGTATTATATACAGTTTTATAGGGAAAGTCAAGTATCTTCTTGAACAAACCTTATCCTATATATACTTTTGTCATCTTGTCTAAAATTGACAAGAGCATTCCACGAAAGTCCAATTCTTTTTTCCTCAAGCATATTAGGTTTATGGCCATGATATAACTGAGATTGAAAGACAATCATAGAATCTTGTGTACAAGGAAAGGCTAGTTCCGAAGCTGTGTTTGGATTCCCTTTCTTGTAATGTTCAGTGAGAGATATAAATGGCACACCATCATACTTTGATCTGTGAAAATCAAGTGGTGGGTGTCCGTCTTCTGACTTTAAATAATATGTTCCACTGATGATTGAGTTGGAATGATTATGTATTCCTTGTTCACCACCTTCACCACTAATGTTTATCCAACTTTCTGAAAAGAAAAACTCCTCATACTCTAAACCAAGTTCGTTGTCTAGATAATCTTTAGCTTGCATTTCAATCCATGTTGCAATATCTTTCATTGCTGGATCAAGTAATATATTTAAATGTTTCTGTGTTCTTAGTTTTTCTGAACCCCTGTATGTTTCATATGAAAACTTCTTCAAGTCAATGGTGTCAAGAAATGGAATTGGGCTTTCATATAGTTTTACCATTCCTGTTGGGAATATAGGTATTGCACTCATGTTATTTTTAATTCCTCACACAGTTCATCTTTAGTAATATATATTATGTTTTTTAAATGGAATGCATCTGCTAACGTCTTACCTTCTTCTGTTGCACCAACCCAATAAAAAGTAGTATCAGGGAAATCAGTAAAAACTTGTTTTAATTGTTTACCCCAATTTACTGAACTAAATCCTTTTGCGTTTGCTGGAAGATAGTTGTCTGTACCCTTGTACATATTATTTAGTGGTTTCTCATATGTCGATAGATCATATCCAATCATATACACTTCATCTGATTTGATAGGAAATCTTCCTAGTGTTTCATGTACAGGTGGGTCACATGCTAAATGTAGTGCCGCATTGCCCGCAGACCAACTACGCAAATAATCTCCAACAGGACAGATTCTTTCATTACCAGTAACGTAAGTAATCCAAACACCAGAGTCCTTTTCCATTTTCATACGAAGGTCTTCCATATCTAAATCTGGATTCATATGCATAGCTGTATCAATTTTTTCTTGCAAGGTAGCAGGGTCTTTACCTGAGATGACACACTTGTCAGTTTTATCTCCACTGTAATGAATAAAAGAATCAGGTATATTATATCCCATGAACATTGTGTCTGCTACAAAGTCTGGAACAGTAGACCAGTTTGTAAACCAACATTTATTTTCAAGTGGATATTTAGATTTAACAATTTCCTGTTGTATTCCATAATCAACTGCAACAAGATTGTCTACTTTACTATCACGATAGATTGCATTACAACCCCACGTTTTAACTTCGTCCAAACCAATATTGTTTTTACTTGGGTTAAACCACGAACGTGATTCGCCATTACCAATAACTAAAGATTTCATGTTCTTAAATGCTCCCAGCTGACAGGAAATAAATCCTTTGCAACTTCATCAATTTTATTTGCAACTATTCGTGTTTCATATTGTGCGTCTGGTTTACATCTTAAATTACAAACCCTTGCAAATGCATAGAGTGTTCCAGACCAATACCATTCTGTAAACATAGATTGAGGTAAAACCATTCTTGCTTGTTCTGGTGCAATGCCACCCTCAATTAGTATATCATAAGCATCAAGTGCTTTTGTGACAGCTTTTCTGTACAAAGAACTAACTCTAATATCTTCATCATCAGGATAAATATCTTTAATCCATTCTATAGTTCTTTCTTCATCAGAACCTTGTTTCTTATCTGTTGCAGCTGCACGCCACACATCTGGATAATAAATTGATGGGTCATCACTGACATATCGTCTAGACACTTCGTTCCACGTTAAACCAATTTGATGTTTGACTAATTGTCTTGCAACAAACACAGGAGCTTTGATTCTAAACTGCATTGATGCATGACCAAATGGACTCCAATGATTATGTTTTGCAAGATAACCTATAAGTCGTTCATCACCATAATTAAGAAGACCTTCAACTTGACCACCAGTAAATCCCCTATCCCATTCGGATTCCTTATCAAAAGATACACGAGCAGCATTAACAACAGTCAAGTCACTTCCCATGTGGTCTTTAAGTAATACTTCTATATCCAATTGTATATCCCCCAAATAGATGCACCAAGATAGAATAGCTCCATCAACATTCGTGGAGTATCTTTATCTAATCTTGCAAAGTTTGCCCAAAATGCACAGGCAATTACAGACAACGACCAACCCATCCACTGAGAAGCAACGCTTCCCGATGCAAGAAACATTACAGCTAAAAGTGCGATTGCAAGTGCAATCCACCGCATCTTACTATTAGGCAATTTTCTATTTGGTGCAATTAGTGTCAATGTTAATATTTTAGTACCCATTATATATCCTTTAAAATTGGTGCCGATACAAGGAATCGAACCTCAAACTGATGCTTACAAGGCAACTGTTATACCGTTTAACTATACCGGCAGTAAAAGTGGTGGAGTTAGAGGGAATCGAACCCACGACCTTCTGGATGCAAACCAGACGCTCTCCCAACTGAGCTATAACCCCACACGATTGTTTAACGTGATTCTCTTTTATTGTTAAACCTTGAGTTTGTATTGCGACCTTGTGGATTAAATCCCTTTGGCCATGATGGTTGTCGAGTTGCAAGTCTCTTGATTCTCTCTGACAATTCTAAATTATTTTTAGTTAATTCAGCACAATCAAATTCCAACTCTTTAACTCGTATAACGAGTTTCTTATTTTCTGCTTCAACAACGTCAAGCATCCTTATTGCGTTCTGTTCCTGTTCGAATTCTTTTTCGCTCATTTCAGATACAACATTTCCTAAATCCATTTTAATTAGACTCCTCTATTAGATTTAATAACTTTATTCTATACTTATTCTTGTCCAAAGTCAAGAACCTTTTGTAATTATTCATCATATTTTTAATGTCTTGCCATATGTAATCCTCAGATAGTTTTTTGTTCCATGTTTTACTAAAATCAACCAACTCGTCAAGAATGATAAGAGTTTCTAATGATATTCTTTTTCCAAGATACTCTTTTAATAATATAGGGTGTTCGTCACTTTCAATATTAAAAAGGGGATTGAAGTTTTTAATAAAAGGCATAATCTCTAATGTGAATTGATCGTAAAAGTTAGCTCTTTTATTTTTCCACTCTTCATAGTTTTCATCATTAAAATTTGATACATAACCTTTACTGTCTTTAATAAAATTAGAGACAAAATAATTTTTTATGTTTTCTTCAGTTTTATATTTTCGTGAGATTTTGACAAAGAAATATCTATCCTTTCTCTTGTAGAAAGAATCTCGTTTGATACGAGTTTTGCCTTTGTAAGTAACAAAGTCATAATCAGTTTTACCAAAGTGTGCTTTCATTGCACAGTACATAAGATACACATCAATTGCTTCCATTAAAAACTTTCTATACTGGTAACTGAGCTCTTCTTGGCAGAAAATTCAAGTCACGAGCATTCGCTTCAATTTTTTCTTTTAGACCTTTGGAAACAAGAGAACCAATTGAGTCTGGTTCAATACCTTCTTTATCACAATACCAAAGAATAGCATCCATATGAGTAATGTTCTTTTCTTTAGCAATAATTTCTATTGCGTTCGTAAATGTTTTCGATGTTGTGAAAACTGCCATAGTATATATTTTCCTGTAATCATTATAAAAAGTGGTAGGTTATTCTGTTGCTAAGAAACCTACCGAAACTCCGAGTAACTATGCGGCTAGCGCATAATCCTCAAGTGCAAAGTTATCATCATTTGCATTTAGTTGTTTTGACCTATAACGGAATCACCCGACAATTCTCCACTCATCTACCTCTGCCTGTCGATCCTATTCAGCCCCATCATA